GGTGAAGATGTAAAAGATTCAGGTAATTTATCAGAAGAATGTGATTATCTTATTACACTCTTTAATCCTACTGATGAGAAATATGGTTTATCTGTTCATTTTGGTTATCCATTAAATGAATATCCAAATTATAGGTCAATACATTTAGTAGAATCTCGTGACACAGAATGTCCTCAACATTTAGGTGTTCAAATGCAAGGTAATATCAAACATTTTAAAACTATTTAATAACTAATTCAAATCAACAATGGCAAAAATTATGGTAATTGCTGAATCAGGTTTCGGCAAAAGTACTTCTATCTGTCCAAGTGAAGAACTTGGAATTACAGGTTTAAATCCTAAAGAAACTTTTATTGTAAATGTAAGTGGTAAAGATTTTCCATCAAGAGGTTGGAGAAAACTTTATAAAGCAATAGAAGGTAAGGATTTATCAAGTGGTAATTATGTAGATACCAATGATGGTATGGCAGTAGCAGGTCTTATTAGTATTCTTAATGAGAAGAAACCTGAAATTAAAAACTTGGTAATTGATGATTTTCAATATCTAATGGCAGATTATTATATGGATAAAGCTAAGACAAGTGGCTTTGATAAGTTTTCTGACATTGGCTATTTTATTGGTCAAATCTTTAAAGCTATTCAAAAGTTTAAAGGCAATGTAGTTATATTAACTCACCCAGAAGAAGTACAAAATAACTTTGGTACTTCTTATAAAGCTAAGACTGTTGGTAAAATGATTGACCAATATATTTCTTTAGAGGGTAAATTTGATATAGTTCTATATGGTACTCAAGACTTTGATAGCAAGAATAAGAAAGCTATCAAGCAATTTGTAACTAATTTTGATGGTAGATATCCTGCTAAATCTGCAGCAGGTATGTTTTCACTCTATATTCCTAATGATTTAGGTTATGTAATTGAACAAGTAAATAAATATTATGATGGAGAATAAAAGAAAGAAGATTAAAAAAACAACTTCAATATGTCTTGTATATAGTGCATCACCAAGTCAAGACAATTCAATATCTGTAACAATTAAAGAAGTAAAATCAAAAACAATTTTTAAATCTCAAAAACAGTATTAATTATGGAAAAGATTAAAATCACAATCAGTTCAGTATTAAATGACTTGTCTAACAGCATGACAAGAGAGGAAATTAGAGATAAATATGCTCTGACTAATGCTCAATTAAAACAATTGTTTTTACATCCTCAATTGAAGGGTAGAAAAACTAAGCAGGTAAATGTATTATTTGAAATAGTAGATGATGTTACTCCTGAAACACAGGAAGTAGTTGAAATTACTCAAGTAAATGATATTACTAATCCTGTTGTTGAAGATGAAGTAGAAACTACTGAACCAGTAGCAGTAGATAATTCTATTTTATCAACATTTGAATAAAGAATAATTAGGGAAAAGTAACCCTTTTCCCTTTTTCTTTTAAATAAGAAATTGTAACTTTATAACCCTCTTTATATTTTATTTTTCATTTAAAATCTTAAAAGTATGTATGGATATGCAAATGATGAGAAATCATCAAGTTCAATGGTATTTGGTTTAAATCAAGGAGCTAAAATGACTAAGCTTGAATTTAATCCTAATGGTGGTAAAGATGGTGCAGCACAAGAATGTCTTGATATTGCATTTGAATTTGCTAATGGAGCAGTTAAAAACTGGCGTCAATTTCCTGTAACTCAAGCTATTGATAAAAATGGCAATAAAGTTACTGACCCAAGAAGTAATGAAATGAGAGCTGCATTTAATGAGTTTAATGCTAAGATTACTCAATTAATGAAATGTTTTATAACTGAAGATGAGTTGAAACAAGGATTGATGGGAGTATCTAACTTTAAATCTTATTGTACTGCTCTTACTAATTTACTACCTAAAGATTATAGTTCTATCAACTTAGATATTTTCTGTCAGTATCAATGGACTTCTAAGAATGACAATGGTTCTAAGTATGTAGAAATTCCATCTAATGTAAAACAAGGTAAAGTATTTGTAACTGCTGAAGAAGGTAACTATGAACCTATTACTATTGATGGTAAAGCTATGACTTTTACATTTAGAAGTGCAGAATATCCTGTAACTAATGGTGGAGTTAAGAAATTTAATCTTACTATTGGAGATAATACTGTAACAGTAGATTCCAATAAAGGATTAGTTTATGTAAAAGAAGAAAATAATACTCTTACTCTTCACCCAGTAACAAGAACTGATTGGTTTATGACTTCTAATTTTGCTAAAGCAACTGATGGAGCAGAACCAATTCAAAGTTCATGGGAATAACACCTTTCACTATCTAAATATTTACTCATGTATGGCTATCAAGATGATTATACATTTTCATCAATAGATGATGTATTCAAATACATTAACCAAGAACAAATATTTAAACATGTTTTTGGTGAATTTGAAACTGATGTTTATATTAAAAGTCCTTTTAGAATTGATGATAGCCCTGGATGTTGGGTACAATGGAGAAGTGGTAAGTTATATTTTACTGATTTTGCAAATACCTATGGTAGGGTAAACTTAGATGCTATTGGTGTAATACAAGAATATTACTCTTTATCATTAAAAGATGCTATATCATATATAATGGATAATAATTCATTTAAAGGTAATTCAGAATATGTAGATTATAAGTCACAATCCATTGTATCTAATACATCTTCATCTAAATTATTAGAGTTTTGTCCTAAACCATTTGATGATTATCATAAAACATATTGGTCACAATATGAAATAACAAGCACCCAGCTTATTAAAGATAATATATTTGCTACTAAATGGTTTAAAGTTAATGGTAACATGTTTACACCTTTTCCACAAGAAACTACATACACAATTAGTTACAAGACAGAAGGCATAAAAATATGTAAACCTAAATCTAAAGAACACAAATGGATTACTAATACTACTAAAAATACTATTGGTGGTACAAGTAATCTACCTTTTGTAGGTAATAAGTTATATATAACCAAGAGTTATAAAGATTGGAGAGTATTAACTAACTTAGGATTAGATGCAATATATTTTCAAAATGAAGGTATGCTACCTGACATATCAATATTATCACTTTACATTTCAGTATTTAGTCAAATAATAGTATTATTTGACAATGATAAAACAGGTATAGTTGCAGCTAATAAAGTAGTAAAATATATTAACAGTCATTATAGTTCTAAAGCTATAAGTATAACATTACCTACTAAAGAAAAAGACCCTGCTGATGTAATCAAGGCAGGTAATAAACAAGAATTAATCAACTTTTTATTTTATTAAATTTTAAAACTATTAATTATGAGAAAGATTAAAGTATTTTCAACAGCAACAGGTCTTAAAATTGTAGAATCTTCTGCTGTTACATGGGGTGAACTTAAAGAAGAATTATCTAATGCAGATGTTTCTGTATCTAATGTTAAAGCAGTAGAGAATAGAACTAATACAACATTAGAATTAGATGATGCAAGATTACCTGAATCTGATTTTGTACTTATGTTATCTCCTGAGAAAACTAAGTCTGGTGGATATTCTGAAGTAAGAAAAACAATTCAGGATATTATTTTACAGTATGGTGATTCAGCAAGAAGTCATTTTAATGAAGGTAAAAATTACACCATTAAACCATTTAGTGAATTAGAAACATTATTGAAAGAATGGTATGAAATGGCTAATAATTTTGATGATGATTCTGATGATGATACTGATAATGGGTCAGAAGTTCAAATTAACAACATCATTGCATTAATCAGAAATTGTGATTACTATGATGATAGAAGTATGTCAATGGAATTAGCTATTGAGTTAATTACAGGAACTAAAACTATTGATGACTTATGTGTTGAGAATCAGGAAACTATGAAACTATTAACTCCTGAAGAATTAAATTGGTTAAATAAATTCAAATAGTTTTAGTTTTAAGGTTTGGTTAAGAGAAGTCCTTGTAGAAATGCAAGGACTTTTTTATTTTCTCACTATAAATGAATAAGATATGCTTAGTATTCCTTATTTATTACACAAAGGTAAACATCAATTGATTAACAATAGGTTTACTAAATCTAATTTGAGTTTTATATTTCCATTTTATAATCAGGTAAAAGAAGCATTAGATGAATTTGAATGTGAGTATGAGATAACTTTAGATTACAGAAAAAAACATCAATCATTATTATTAACACGAGATGATTATTTTTTCTATCATAATGTTTTACAAAATGTACCTAAATATCATTATGTAAGAGTACTTAATTTAGCAGATAGTCAAGATAGTATTAATTTATATCATTTTGATTATGAAATAAATTCTCCTGAATTAATGATTACTATTTATTATCCTGAAGTTACAATTAGAAATACTCATAATAAATCTAAGTTGTTAAAAGATTTATATGTAAGATTTCATATTGATATTAAAGGTAATATTATTAATGTATCAGGTACAAGAACTACATTGAGTAAAGCAGAAAAGTTTTGTAGTTATTATCATTCTCATTTACCAAGAAATGGACAACATAATTTAAAATTTGATAATTTCTGTTTAGGTCAAGGTACTCAGATATATACATCTAAAGTATTATTTCTTGATGCAGTTATAAATAATCAAGAAGTAAAGAATTACTTTTCATTATTTCTACACAATTTAGATTCAGTAGTAAAATATGAATCAATTGAGGGTATGCCTTATATAAAATTCTCAGATGTTGTTATTCCTAAACACTCATTAAACATTAAAGTATTTTATAATTTAATAACAGATACTAGGAATTTTTGTACAACTCATATTTATCCTGATTATATCCGTTTAAATTTTGAAAGATTAATGTCTTGTTTTACTAAAATCAATAATAAACTAATACTCATTAACAAGGAATTATTTGAAGATATATGCTTTAATGAATACTTTAAAGATTATCCTTACCAACTTTCTCAGTATAAAAATTATATCAAAATAATGTATAATAATGAGGAAATAGATTATAATGATGTAGTAGATATTAATGATGTTCAAAACATATATTTTTATTTCAAAAGAAAAAAGAAGCATTTAAAAATAGATGAAATAAAAGAGCTTGATAAAAAATTAGTTACTTATAGAATATCAGATGATTTTTTATATTATGCTACTAAATTTATTGTTAATCAATTAAAACACATAGAAAATGAAAAACAAGAAAGTTTTAACAGAGGATTTAGGACAGAAATTACAAGTTTATCTTTCTGATAAAGTATGGCATAAGATGCAATATTTATGTACACATATCAATAAAGTAGAATGGTCAGGTTGTATATTTTATGATATTGAAGGTAGTTTATTTAATCCTGAATCTATTAAGATTAATGTATTAGATTTAATTCCATTAGATAAAGGTAGTGAAGTATTTACTACTTATAATTTTGATTCAAGAGTATTGAATTATATGGTAGAAATGGATTATTTAGAACATAAAATAGGTCATTGTCATAGTCATCATAACATGAATACTTTCTTTTCAGGTACAGATTTAAGTGAGTTATATGAAAATTCAGAAACTATTAAACCTTATCTAAGCATCATTATCAATAACAGATATGATTTCTCATGTAAGTTAGCATTCAGAACTACTAAAGTATCTAATAATAAATATTCATATCAGGATATAAATTATAAAGTATCTGAAGTTTATGAAGCTTTAGAAGAAGAAGTAATTATGATTTATGATTGTGATGTTATTGCACCTAAACAAGAATTAATAGTAGATGATTTATTCTTACAGCAATTTGAAGATATTAATAAACCTAAGAAAGTTATTACTAATACTACTAAATCTAATCTTAAACCAATAGGATTTAAAGACCAAAACCAAACTTATCAAGCTAATTTATTTGATTTTGGAAGTGATTATGATATTGATTTACATTACAGTATAAATGATATCAAATCTACTAAAAAACAAGATGATTTTATTTTAGCATTAAATGATTTTATTCCTATTACAGATGACTTTACTTGTTATGTGCTAAACTTAGGTAAAAGAATTACATCTCCTGATATAGATAAAGCAATAGATAATTTTGATAATATGTATGAACATGCTAAAGATTTTGATTTAGAAGTATATGCTACTATGATAATGCAAGAATTTCCTACACATTTTAAAAAATATCATAATATAAAAGAAATATCAGAAGATGATTTAGGAATATATTATGATAGGTTTTTAAATAATTTATATGACTTATCATTTACAACTGAAAGTTTATTTCTTAACCATTTATTACACACATTAGACAATGAATAGAGAAAGATTTAAAGATGCATTATGGTATAATAATAAAGTAGAAATAGTTATAGGTGGTGCTGGTGGTATAGGTTCTTGGTTATCATTTTTTCT